GAATGTATTTGATGCGACTAAAGGGACCACGAACTACGGTCAAAGCATTCTCAACACATCCCAAGCCTACCTTAGATAGTCTACCTTCTTTAGTATAGCGTGGAATAATATCTCTGTCAAACTTTATTGATATCCCAGCCTCTTCAGTAATCTTAGTCTCAATCTCTTGAGCCTTCTCCATTAACTCAGCTAGAAGAATGCTTGCTTTACGCATGTCAAAATTAAACCCACGCTTCTCCTGCTTGCTTATTATGTGCTGAACCTCATGCTCTAGCTTAACACTCTCCTCTGAGAAGTCTTCTGCTTCTCTCAAGAGAAAGGAGAACAACTTGTCAGTGATGTGTACATCCTGCTCACAGTAGTCTCGCATCTCTTCTGAGTAGTGCTCGAAGGCAGTGAAGCCGATCTTATGAGAACCAAACCTCTTGCCCCAAGCATCGAGGGAGTGTCCTCCTTCTCGAATAGGATTGAACAGGCGTGACAGTAGTAGTGTATCTATGCACTGACTTGTCTTGATGCCTGAATCCCATAGCCTGTTAAGCACAGGTGCATCAAACGATATACCATTGTGCATGATGAAGAGACTAGGCTGCTCGTTGATGTAGCTGTTGAATGCTGCACCATCGTGAAAGGTCTTAACCTCTTTCGTGTCGTGATCTTTAGTAACAACAACATGGATCGTAGTAGCATTAAGACTATCTGTTTCAGCGTCAACTACCAGAAGACGTTTGTTCATCCACATCTGATACATCCGATACATCCCTTTCACCCATACGTCCAGTCAGAGGATCATAGTACAGATGACATGCTGTGCCTGTCTCTCCTGTCCATCGATTCTTCCACACCACTACGTCTGTAGTGTTACGCTCTATCTCATCCTCTGATAGTTTATTACGCTTGAGTCCGATGACCATGTTGGCAAGCTGTTCGATACCAGCAGTGCCTCTGATCTGACCCTGACGATTAACATGTACCACTGCAATAAGACTTATGTTCAACTCCATCGTCAATGTCTTTAGCTTGGTAGCAATCTCATCGAGTAGCTTACGTTCATCAGCACCGTTGCGTCCATCAGATACTACGATACTAATATGATCTAGTATTACGAAGCGACAGTCAAGTCCTTTCGCATAGTACCTGATCTTAGACATCAGAGTATCGATGTCCATGCTACCAAAGCTATCGTAGAAGTACACCCTATCGTCAGAGAGTAGGCGCTTACCAAACTCCTTGCGCTCCTCTGCACTTAGCACTGACTTAAACTTGTGTGCTGGGATGTTAGCTTCCATTGCAGTCAACCCTACACTACTGATACGTGGTGTCTCTTCAAGGAATAGAGTACCGATACGCTCGTTTGTAGTCTTCAATAGGTTATAGACTACCTCTCTAAGGATAGATGTCTTTCCTACTCCTGTCTCTGCCGTAATGACAACCAACTCACTCATACGAATACCGTCAGTGATTTTGTTAAGGCCATCCCACGGGTATGGCACTGTGTCTACGGCGTCATCCTCTGCTAGTCCCTCGATCATAGAGGACGATGCAAGGATGCCGTCAGGCACATACGTCTTAGCATTCCACCACGCAGACACAAAGTCTTTCTGCTTATTCTTAGTCAGGTAGTCGTTGGCATCCTTATCAACCAACGTCATCACCTTAGCCTTACGTGGTGAGAATAGTTGTGCTACCTTATTAGCAGCAGTGATACCGGGTTCATCACTATCGAAACAGATAACGATGTTGTCGAAGCTATCGAGGTACTCGAAGTGTTGCTTAACATTCTTAACAGCAGACTGTGCGCCATTCTTAATTGACACGACAGGCCACTTGCTACCCAGCATTTGATAGGCAGACATCGCATCGATCTCTCCTTCAGTGATGGTGACGTACTTACCACCAGAAGAGAACAACTTCTGTCCAAAGAACTGAGCTACCTTTATGTCACCCTGACTGAACGTCTGCTTGCTCAGTACGTTGCGAATCTTCTCAGCAACTACTGCTCCCTTGTCATCGTAGTAAGGGAAGTGATTGGTACTACTGTCATCCGCTACAGTTACACCATAAGTCTTAACCGTGTCGAGAAGCAATCCCCTAAACGGTTTAGGATTAAGATTGGTTTCCATTTTATAAACAGTTCCACTGGATGTATCAGGTTGTTTGTCCCACGTAAACTTCTCACATGAGTAACAGAAAGTGTGATCGTCATACTCTGCTAGTGCATCAGTCGAGCCACAATCAGGGCAGGGTTGATGCGCTTCAATCAGATTGCTAGACATTTAGTGTATCCTTTACCTCATAATATTTTTCATCAAACCATTTACCAACTTTAATTACTTCACTTGGTCTTGCTGAAGACATAATGCCATTTGCTAACTTGCTCACCACAGCAATGTTACCCTTAACATATCCAAGGCGAGGAATAATTCTATCCAGATTTGGAGAATTATCGGTGATGTGTGCTGAAGTTTTGTTTCCGATTCTTATTCTGAGTGGTATACGCAAAGCAGGACAGTAATCATCTTTAGGCCACGCATCAGCAACGTCTTGTTTAATAAGGTTAAAAGGCAAGTACTTATCTTTTGCTCTCTTTTTTGCGCTGCTATACATATAACCAATCTTTCGATTTCTACGCTGGTCTAAATCAAGAGATGCTTCCCTCTTTTTATCGTACTCTCTCTTCCACTTCTTCTGCTTCTCCTTCTGCTCTTCAGACCTAGATGCCTGATACTCTCTCTTCTTCTCTCTATCCCTCTGCTTATGCTCTTCAGACCTAGATGCATACCACTTTCTACTACTCTTTCTAGCCTTCTCCTTCTCCTCTTCAGTTCGAGGCTTACGCACTATCTTAACAGTAAATAATTCAACTTGTTCCATAATTATCTATAAGCCTGTCGAGATACCAGCGTGCTTTCTTCAGGTCTTCGACGGGCTTCCCCTTGTATCTGTATCGCCAAACATACTTTAACACATTGCCTTTCAGATAGCCACAAAATTCTTCGTTGCTCATTGACTCTACGATAGCATCGATGCACTCAATGTTTCCTTCGTTGTAGTGCAGAGGCTTGTCAACAGGGTCATCCATCCTTAACTCCAATCGTATAGTCAGGTAACACTTCTAAGTCTGATACGATATAGTAACTTGCATTGCCCTCCTTGTCGAATCTTTTCTTTAGTCTTGCGTTAGCAATTACTCCACGCTTCTTCCAGTAATAGTTTAGTCGAGCAGCTATCTTGTTGTTAAAGAAGAACTCATTTACCATTCTTCTCATACTCCCTAAGCTGTTCTCGCAAGCGTTCGATCTCTGTCGCTGCTGCTAAAAAGATACTATCAAAGAAAGGCGTAGCTGTAGGCTTCATCGTCCTAAGAATATGGACTAGACTTTCGTTCTTCATCGCTTCTTGCATAACATATAGCTCCTTAAAGTTTTAGAGATCGTCCGCAACGTACCAGCTATTAGTAAACCGGAGTACCATCACCACCCCAGTTTTTGTCAGTAGTAACTGAGGGCGGGAGGACTTCTTTCGGTCCTTCCTTTTCTTCTTCGTTCCTGTCGCTGGTGCCGCTGAACTTATTTTTGAAGAGTTCTTCTTGGTCTTCGTCTTCTGTTTCTTTAACACTAACAGCCTTTAAGTCCTTGATCCTAGCCATAACTTCATTGGCATCATCCCATGATAGACGCCTCACCTTATTCAAGATAACCTCAACGTCCTCTTTAGTAATTAGAAAGTACTTTTGTTCTGCCATGTTAACCTCTACCCTGTTCCATATGAAACCCATATGTCTTAAACATTTGATCCTCCTCTGATGCTTGCTTCAACTTCTCTTCTTTTAGTGGCTTTGTGCGAAACAGCCCCTTGTGTTCTGGGTACTGCGCCATGAAAAGCCTTGCATAGTAAGCAATGAAATTATTTGAAATTTTAAAATCACTCCCATCTGTTTCGACGCTCGTTTCCCATCGTATGCGGTTAACTACTAACCACGCACCCAAATTCTTGTGTCTCTGTTTTGCTAGGGCTTCAAACGTGAAGCGCTTGAAGAGATTGTAGACATGGGGATT